ATAGTTCTCACCTTGTACTTGTAACTGTGAAACTTTTTCAAACTCAGTTGGTTGTGGTGGTTGTGGTGGTGGCATATTCTGCATACCAACATCAGGATCAGTAAAGAACGCATTAGGGTTTTTAAGACCAGCGTTTTCTACAATCTTAGTTAGCGTGTTATAAATGTTACGCAAGTTAACCATAGGCCCTGCAGGTGATCCTTGCAGTTCCAAACCTTTAAGCTGTGTTTGTAATATGTTATTTAAGATAGATAACTGTTGATCTCTTGATCCAGTACCTAGTCCAACACTAATAGAAATATTGCAACGATTACGCCATTCCATAGGTCTAAACGGTACAAAGTTATTTCTTATTTTAACAATTCTTTCTTTGTCTTGATGTTTAACAATTAGTTCAAACATTTTTAAGAACATGTCTTTAACACCAGTCTCTGCAAAGATACGTGCAATAAGTTCTACTCGCATTTGTGCTTGTGATAGTATGGTGTTTACACCAGTAGCGGTTTTGTTTAACGAGTCAGCATCCATACCTTGTGAGTATCGAGTAATACCTGTGCGTTGTTCTCTAACGGTATCAAGATATTCCAACATAGGAAACGCTTGACTATTAATAGTTTGGGTTTGCATTGGCATCATTACTTGTCCAGGCGAACCTTTAGTTCTAACTACACCACCAGGTCGATTTGTCAGTAGGTCATCAAGATTAACTTGACCATCCATTACTGCAACTCGGTTGTTGTTGGTTAGATACATGTTGTCGAGTAACTGACGCATAACGGTAGACTTAATTAACTGTAAGTCCTCAGTCATTTCAGATACAGAACGACCATAAAATCTGTGTGGTACAATGATAGGTGTTACTGATACAAACGGTATGCTATCGCAGAGTTCATTATCAAGTACGGTGTAGCCTTCAGTACCTGCTAGAGTTACTTTTCTTAACTTAGCAATACCGTCACCTTCTTCATCTATTCTGATGTAACATTCAAAGATCGAAATTTCATCTGTACTCGCTTCACCAGCATTACTATCATAATCATAATCAAGATTACGAAAACGAGTAATTTTTTCTTCATTGTATTTATCTTGTGTGTCTGAAGGTAAGCTGTAAACTTTTTCATGGTCAAATCCTGCTTCTATTAGTTGGGTTCTAGTAACTGTAGTTCTATGGGCAACAAAATTTGCATCTTGTATGCTTTTAGCTCTACGTTCTATTAAAAATTCTTCAGGTGGTATTGCTTCTATTTTAACCTTACCAAAAGTTTCAATGCGTTCAATGACTACATCATGTAACATAGGTATTGGTGAATTTTCTAATTGATCTAACATCATAGGATCAACGGCTTGGCCTAATTGTGCTACTTCTTCTAATACTTTGTCTCGTTCTTTGACAGCACTTTCATCTTCGTACTCGGTATGTTCTTTAACTTCTACGCCATCTTCATCCAATAGCATAGTGTATTCATCTTCACTTAGTCTTTCATAAGACTCACGTTCACGTTTAGTTGAGTTATCCCAATAGATTTTAGCAACACCATTTTTTTGTATTAAGGCATCTTTGAATAGTGTGTATAGCGTTATAAAACCATCATTATCTTTGTTAAAAATGTAGTTAAGATAGTCACTTGCTTGTTTAGCAACTTCTTCATCTTCGGCAGTAACAGGTTCACATTTAACAATTTCATCACTAGCAGCAAAAGTTCTTAGTAGTGTTGGTAGGATAGATTCAATAACATCAGATACATCAGTCGATACTACTTGTGATCGGCCTTCTTGCTCGTTACCAAACGGTTCACCAAAGTAATACTCTAGTGATTTTTGTCGTTGCTCTGTAATGTCAGAACCTATGTAACCTAAAGATGCTTTAATCTCTGAGCTAACTATCGAGCCTACTTCTAATTCTGTAAGTGGTTTACCTTTTGCCATATTAAACTATATACCTTGTATCTACGTTAATTTCTGTTTGCCATTGACTTGTTGTGTCAGGGTCTATTGCACAACCGTATCTAAATGCATCAGCACCATGTGATGCCCAGTTGTGTAGGGGTTTATTCTTAAATGTTTGCATTTTATCGTCAAAATCTTTGCGGTATTGTCGCAAACAATCAATACCATATTTACAGCGGTTCTTATCAAACCAACATTTATCTAATGTATTTCTAACCGCTTCAATACCATGTTGTATTTCTAGCTTTGGACATACATCAAAATTAATACCTAATTCATACGCTACTTCTAGTCGTGATTTACCTGTACCTAATTCTCTTGCCACAATATCATGTGGAGCTACATGTCGACTATAATTATAACCTTTATCTTGTAGGACATTCGCATAATGTGCTAAAGATTCACCTGATGTTTCATAGTAATCAATCAGATGTATCTCATTACCAGTGCGTTGTGCAAACCAGATAGAGGTTGAATCACCTATACCTAAATCCCACCACGTTTCAACACCGATAGAGTCATCATAGTCTACATCAACGATGCGATTTTCTTTTTCAGCTTTTTGTATTTGTTTGCCATAATAGGCACCACTGACTGCAGCTTGGAAACTACATTCATACTCTTGCTCATATTGATCTTCTGGCATAGTAGCTCTAGCAGATTCAAGTTCTTGAGCATCAATAATTTCTGTTTCACTTGCTCGATATAATTGTGCATACCAATCCTTTCCTGTTCGTTTTGCAAAGTCGTAAACATCCCAGAACTGATTATGGCCCATAGGAGTTCCAATAAATATAACGTAACCTAACTTGTCACTAACCGCAGGTCTAACTACTTCAGTCCAAGTACGAGGTGACATAAGTGCAAACTCATCCATACATACACCGTCAAAGCCTAAACCCCTAAGTGCATCTGGGTTGTCCGAACCGAAGATTTGAATTCGTGATCCATTCCATAGATCAACCTTCAGCTCAGTTTCATGTCGTTTACCACCGAGTTTCATTAAGGGTTCTGTATATTCTTTTAAATAGTCGTAAGCGACTGCTTTACCCTGGCGATAGGTCGGTGCTATATACGCCAATCTTGCATTTGGTATCTCACAAGCCGTCATAATTAAATGATTGATTGCGAATACCGTCTTGCCAAACCGCCTATGACAGCAGATGACATTAAATCTCTTTAGATCGTTGTGGATCTTTTCCTGTAATGGTCTTGGTTCGTAAGGTATTTCTAATTCCATTACTTACGTTTATTCCAACGTCTTTTCCAAATCCAACTTTGTAGTTTAGCTAATAAGCGTTCAAACATATTGAGTAATTTATTCATTTAATTTTTTTCTAGCATCTTCTAAAGTAAATTTACTAGGTAAACTTATTTTTGATAGGTCTATAGCTTCTTTAAACACATCATCACTTAAGTATAGTTTTGTCAAATCACTATCTATACCGTTCTCCATCTCTATAACTGATTTAACTATAGAAGGCAAGTCAGCCTTAGTAACTTTATCTTTACCTACAGATTTTTTTACATAATCAATGTAAGCATTAGTATCGTTTTCACTAGGAGGTGCATACTCGCTAATTATTTTACTTAAATCTCCTTTGTGTCTACCTATTTTAGTAGTTATATCTCTTGCTACTGCACGAATACCCATTTGTGGTGAGTCAAATACAGAAAATCTTTCAGCATACGTTTCTCCAGTCTCTCCAGCGTACCCTTGGCCTGTTTCTATATTACCTGGATTATTAAATTGTACTGGCCCTTCTAACAAACCTTGGTACTTACGAGGTAAATTGGCAGTCATTACTTTGTTTGTAAGTGATAACAATCCTTTTATACCATCAATCACGTTTCTTTTTTCTCCAACCAATGCTAACAGCGACAGGCTTATCGTCATCACCACTAATAGTGCTATTAACCGAAGATAATCTTGAGTGTACATACGGTGCTGCTTTCTCTGCTGCCCACATCTTCTTTTCAGGGCTAGTTTTTTTAGTATTAAGTATGTTTAACATATAAGTAAGTGGAGTTACAGTACCCTTGTTAAGCATTTTCTCTAAGCGTTCTGCTTTTGTTCCAGCTTTTACGCCTTTAGGTCTACCAGACCCTGGTCTTTTACCGCCATGTGCCATATTTTATCCTTACCAAGCCTTACAGCTCCAATATTTAGCTGTTAATTTGCTTATTTTACCTTTATCGCACCCATGTCTAGCACGAAATGATTTCCGTCTAGCAGGTATGCTCTTTTTTATGCTCATATTTGGGTCACCAAACCTGACCAATCTTATTTTACTGCCTTCTTTAGCTAATACTGCAGACTTTTTAGACTTACCAGGGGTACGTTTAGGTTTGTTGTACCCACTAAATTTTTCTCCTCTGTATGTAATAGCCATTTTGACAGTTAATATCCTTATATTTTATGTTTTATTACCGTAGTTTTCAATATATAGCATAAGTATATGATGAATTTATTTAATATTTACGGTGTTTTTTTAGTTGTTTATGTTAGTGCGTTGTTAGTGCAAATATCTGCGTAGTTAGGCTTTTTTCTTAGCCGTCTTAGCAGATCGTTTTAACGCCTTATCAGTAACCGTACCCTTGCCCTTTTTGCTAGTACCCTTCTTCTTGGCTTGGTTCATGTTATAGTACAAGCCCTTTTTAACAGTCCTACCGTCTTTAGTTTTATGATAACCTTTTTTCATTACTTCTTCTTTTTCTTGTTTTTCTTCTTCTTAGGTGGTCTACCTACTTTAGACCCATATGTTCCTTTACCCATTGGCATAATTGTATCTCCTGTTTAAATTGATTTTAAGGTACCTTACAGACGTAATTACTCTATAAGGGTTGCTGGTACCATATTAAGGTTACCTGCTACAGTACGTCTCTCTCCACCCCCTTCAAAGGGATATACACAGTGCTGACACCATGATGGAAACATAACGAGCTTACCCACGACTGGTTTAATCATACGTGAGAATGGTGGTCGTAACTCCTCTAAACCACGGGAGCTAGTCTGACCAAAGTGAAATTGTAAGAACCCATCAGCAATACCGCTAGAATCGATGAGATCACGACTATTATA